CCATTATGACAGTGCTCTTGGTTTCCTTGTGATCAACTTTTTCTTTGTCACCAGCCCAAACACTAATAGGTATCAAAAATACGAGTAGTCTCAGATATGAAGTCATTTGGATCTTTCACAAAAACTTGGGGTTGATCATTATCAACCGCAATCATAATAACAATCTGCTCAATATCAATATCATATCTTTCTTTGACCATTATAGAATAGGCAGTCGATTGAATGAAATAGTTATTGATCCACTTTTCCTGTTTAGCTTTGTTTGCAGTCTTATAGTCAAGTATGGTTGGTTTACCATTGTACAAACAAATCAAATCAGAAGTACCCGCTGCTCTCAATCTATCTGAGTACAACGGATATTCGATACCATACACTTCTTGAACATTTAAGTCAACAATTGGTTGTAAATCCAGGAATAATGCGGTTGTTGTTGGCATTTTGTTCAAAGCAAAGTCTTCAACATTGCCAACATAGTCTTCCATCATGTTGTGAAGCTTGGTTCCTCTTGTGGATGCTTTGGTTGATATACGGTTAGCTTCCTCGTGACCGACCTTCTCTCTCCACTTAGCTATACCTTCCTTAGATAGTTCAGAAAGAACAGTAGTAACAGATCTATATGCATCACCGTTAGGAGTTACATAATATCGTTTACCATCTATTTCTTTTCTTGGAATTTCTATCTTAGGAAGGGGCTTATGCTCGAAGTATTTTGTTCTCAAAATTATTTGCCAAAGTGTTTGTTGAAGACTTGATCAGTCTGAGCTTGCTTAATAGATTTAGTTGCGTGACGATCTGATAGCTGACTATTAGGATGAGCATCAGATATCTTTGAGAGTACTTCTTTGAATCCACTATCAGTTTTGATACCACCTACACCACTAACAGTGGCAGGAACATCACCGACATCAAAGTATCGATCTACATTAGGATTACCAACCAAGTAAGACTCGTAATCGGATATACGAAGACTAACTTCATATATCTCATCCTTGACTCTATCTCTAAATTTATAAATGGGCATTACTTGGCTGTCCAGGTAGTCTTCTTAGCTGGTGCTTTCTTAGCAACTTTCTTAGCTGGAGCTTTCTTTGGTGGTGGCGGCTCTTTTGATTGTTCTAGTACTGGATCTTTCTTCACGACAGCCTTCTTTGGAGGACTAGAGTGTCTCTTATTCCAAACCCAGTTAGTGAGGTCGAGGAGTGCACCTTCAACCCATGCCATAAAACTACTATGCCAAAACCAATTATCTTTCATCTTGATACTCCTCTTCTCTCTGATTATCTAGTTCATCATAGAACTGTTCATATCTTTTATTTTTAAGTGCTCTGTCTATTGTTCTAACAGATCGATCAGTGACTTCTTTCTTGATTGCCTTCGCAACATGGTGTTGTTTCTCATCAAGTGAACGAAACTGTTTATTCGTCTTACCCATTTTAACCCTCTAGTAGTCCAGGATATATTTCATCAACAAACTTCTTGGTGATACCTTTATAAGGTACTTTCTTATCTTTTACTGCAGCGATAAGCTCTGCATCTTCCTTATCCAAATTCTCTAGTAATTGAATAAACAGATACTCTCTTCGTGTTGGCTTCAGGTTATCATTACCACCCTCGATGAATAGATATAACTTACGAAGCTCACTATACAGTACACTTTGTAAGTCTGGTAACTCATTTGGTTTATATGGAGGAGCACCTTCAGGTAGCAAGAACTTTACCTTAGGATCAAAGGCATACTTTAACAGAGCTCTGAGTGCTGGTGAGTCGTTTCTTCGAATCCACTCTATCTTGTCAGCTTTCTTCTCTATTTCAGAAGCCTTTTTAAGTATTTCAGCTAATCCGAGTTTCATTTCAATTTCCTATATGAAGTCATTAATATTCTCGATCAATGATTTAAGTTTATGTTTCTGTAAATAACCAAGTATATCAACATTCTTCTTGGTACTTGTCTGAGCTGTATATTCATCACCTATTCTATGTTTGATATCCAAAGGAATCTCAAACAAATCAATCAGCTTCTTGTTCCTATCTATACCATCCCTGAGCTCAGGAACTTCTCTTAACTGGTCCCAGTTCATATCTAACCATATATCCAACTTATTACTACGGACCGGTTTCTGTTTAATTCCATCTACAAAGCTATTGTCAGGAGATAGAGCATTAGGAACACCATCACCAGAGTCACCTCTAATCACAAGCTCTTTAAGGTATCTAGCTGGATTCTCAACCTGGACGTTTCGTTTTCGGATAGGATCAAATTGAATGATATTATCTCTATGTAGTTGAATAAAGTCTTTATCAGCAGATAGTATTATAATATCCTCTGGAATGAATGCACACAGAGTAGCAATGATATCATCAGCTTCACAGTTCTCTACTTGGATAACAGTATAGGGTAAGTTATCTTTAACCTCTTGTCGAATCTTATTCAAGACCTCGAACATACCAGCCCAATCAATATCACTCTCTTCTCTACTTTTCTTACGTCCAGCTTTATAGTAAGGGAAGATCTGCTTGCGCCAGTAGTTCTTATCATCACATGCGATAACCATCTGACCGTATATTCTTCCAAACTTCTGTTTGTATAAACGAAGAGAGTTGAGGATCATATGTCTAACAAGATCCTCTTCTACTACTAGGTCAGTGTGGTTACCCACTTGCGCCATCAGGTTAGAAATACAAACCTGATTGAAGTCTACGATTATCATTTTGGTTGGTAGTCAATTCTTCTGTGCTCTTTGAGCATTGATGTGAGAAGTCCGATCCACTGCTGTTTTCTATTTTGCCATCCATAGAAAGCGTCAATGTATGCTTTTTGAGCATTCAGAGTACTCTGTGAATCTTCATGATTATACAATTGAATAGCGTTTCGAGTCAACTCATAAAATAACTTACTATGATCTCTCTGATTCTCCTGCCATTGATACATCCAGGTCCAGTTAGATGCAGTTTCATACAAAGCAGCATAGTTAGGATGTATACAGAACAAACCAGCTGACATAGCTTCTATCATACTGATACATGATGTCTCTTGCCAGATATTTGGATAAGCGTAGATGTGTGCTTGTTGAAGTGCAGACCTAATATCTGCATTAGAGACCGTACCGTGATAGTTAATCTTTGGATGTTGCTTGCATAGATCAAATAACTCTTTGTAGGGTTCATCTCTTTGCTCCCATCCATAGATCTTGAAACTAGAGTATACATCTAGCTCAATGTTATCAAACTCTTTGGATAGTTGATCAAAAACAGGTACAAGTATATTCAGACCACGATGAGGAGTGGTGTGGTATATTAACTTGATCTTATCTTTGGATTTCTCTACAGCTGGAATAGGTTCAATAGCATTGTGCAGTACAACACACTTGTGCCATGGAAGTCCGTAGTGTTTTTGGTATGCTTGCATTTGCCAATTAGAGACAAATACAAGTTTATCGAATCGATTCCATCCACCTTGTCTCAGATGTTCTGACTCAGGATCACCTGGTAAGTCATGTAACCAGTAGATCTTAATTTTAGTATCATCAACTTCTCTAACTCTCGAAGGAATGATTTGGAAATAGTCAAGTAGATCTTTAGGAACGTTGTTATGTAACGATTCCAACATCAACTCTGTGCCACCTTTGGCATTCACTGATAACTCATTAGTTTCCATTATTCATCACCACTTACATTCTTAGATTGTTTTGATGATTCGCGTTTAGCTTTCTCAAAGGCAAGCTGAGCACTAATCATCATGTTCTTAACTAACCCACGTCTATCTTTATCACAGGTAGCAAGTATACGCTTAGTTTCTTTCTTCATATTGAAAGAGTTTGTTGCTTTCATTATTTATTCTCCATTTTCTGTAAATAATTCCAAGTATCTTTCCAGTTCTTCACTTTCACTGTGGTCGCCTTACTCTGTTTCATGTGTATATATGCTTCCTTTAAAGCTATACCCAGAGGGAAATCATTACCTCCATATTCCATCTGATCTCCAAAGAAGTGAACATGAACAAATGGTTCTGTGAAGTATTGTGCTATCTGGCCTTTGTCCTTACCAGGTTCCATAATATCAATACCAGTCTCACCAGCTACCTGAGCAACAGCAATATCACCAAACTTAGTATTAAACGCCTCTGCTATCTTTTTACGCTCTTTATATTGACGGTCAAATTCTACGTATTTTTTACGCTGTTCCTTGTCAGCAGCTCGACCTACAACACTAAAGTTAACAAGACCTATACGATTCTCTATATGACGACTTGATTTACCAACAAAGAGGCTCTTAAATAGTTGCTCATTTAACCACTGAATTTGAGGGTCTTTAAGTGTCCATTTACTAGAATACTTCAGGATTCCTTTTGAATAAATAGCATTGCCAGCGCAGGAAAACACTGCGTTGACCGATTCTAATATATCATTTCCCATCTGTTCTTGGGTTTTAGGATAATCACTACCAGAAGCAAGGTATACTTCTTTTCTACCTTGTTTAATCCACTGCTTAAACCATTCACGGAAAACTGGATCAATAGGTTCTCTGCTATCTGTAAGAGTACCATCAACGTCGAAGATGTAAACTTTTTTCATATATTAGATAAATACTAGTAGTAACTTTAAAAAGGTAGGATATGTTATACCATACTCCTGTAATGCCAACTATAGATGATTTAGTAGTCAAAAATCAACAGTTTTTTTGTGAATTCGTTGATTTAAAGCATAATGGTTGGAATCACTATTCAAAGGCCTTGAACAACTTGACCAATGGCTTTTGGGCACCCTGGCTAAGACAAGCAGATAAAAACGTTGCCACTTTCGCTGATGCATTAAAAACAACAATCAAACAAAAATAAGGAAATTCAAATGTTCAAAAAGTTACCTTTATTGGTGCTTTTTGTTATGCTTTCATCCCATGCAGTAGCAGCAGATCCTATTGTAACTGACTCGACTTCAAGAAGCACATCTGAGACTACAACAACTATAAAATCACCACCCCCAACAGCAATTGCCCCTGGTATCAACAGCCTCAACAGCGATCTATGTGCTGTTGGTGTTTCCGGAGCAGCTCAGACTCAAATCCTAGGTGTTGCTATTGGTTCAACATTCGTAGATAAAAACTGCGAACGACTTAAATTGAGCAAATACCTCTATGACATGGGTATGAAGGTAGCTGCTGTAGCAACTCTCTGTCAAGATGAACGAGTATTCTCAGCAATGATGAATGCTGGTACACCTTGTCCTGTTGATGGTAAGATTGGTCAAGAGGCTAAAGAGATTTGGGAAGCTAATCCTAAACGTCAACCACAAAAAGTAAAGAGTAAAGAGTAATGAAAAAACTCTTAGCTTTGCTGGCTATAGTAGCCTTCAATGCCTTTGCTACCGATCTAACCGTTGGTCCAAATGGATTGATCAACGGTGAGCTTGATGGTAATGCCACGGGTTGGACTCGATCTGGTATGGCTGGTGGCATTGATGGCAACGGTGGTCCAGGCTATACATTTAGTTTTCAGAGTGGTACTATAGCTCAGACCTATGCTATCAACCAAGCACTTCAAGGTACAGGTATTCAGATTCATGGATTTGATTATGGGTTTGAATACCGATTCAACTGCGGTCAACAAATTGGATCTGGTTGTACTAGTAATTCCAAGCAGGATACATTGAACTCCA